AGGCATCTTCGTTATACTGATTGACACAGAGAATGCACTAGATGAGAAATGGTTGCAGGCATTGAAAGTGGACACATCAGAAGACAAACTTTTAAAATTAAGTATGTCGATGGTTGATGACGTTGCAAAAACTGTTTCAGAGTTCATGAAAGGTTACAAAGAGCAACACGCAGACAACAAGGAAGGTGCACCTAAAGTGCTATTCGTTATAGACAGTCTAGGCATGATGCTTACACCAACAGACGTCAACCAGTTTGAGGCAGGTGACATGAAAGGTGACTTGGGTAGAAAACCTAAGGCCTTGACAGCACTCGTGAGAAACTGTGTGAACATGTTTGGTAGTTGGAACGTGGGACTTATAGCAACCAATCACACATACGCATCGCAAGATATGTTTGATCCGGATGACAAGATATCAGGCGGACAAGGATTCATCTATGCATCAAGTATTGTTGTTGCAATGAAAAAACTAAAACTTAAAGAAGACGAAGCAGGTAACAAGGTCTCAGACGTGAGAGGTATCAGAGCCGCTTGTAAGGTAATGAAAACTAGATATGCTAAACCGTTTGAAGGTGTGCAGGTCAAGATACCTTATGACACAGGAATGGATCCATACAGTGGCCTAGTCGAGTTGTTTGAGAAAAAAGGTTTGCTAGTACAGACAGGAAACAGATTGAAGTATATTGATTCTAAAGGAAAAGAACATATCGACTTCAGAAAACAATGGACCGGTGATAAATTAGATATGATAATGGCGGAGTTCAAAGATGAAGCACCTGTAGAAGAGGTGGAAGATATTGATGCTCCCATCGAAGTAGAAACAAAAACAAAGAGTAAAAAAGAAGAGTAATGATAGACTTTACACACGAGGACATCGAAAGGTTATGGAACTCCATAACACACTACGTTCCAGAGAGGCAGAAACTGGATTGTGCCATAGACTTTATCAAAAGCCTAGAGGACATCGGGGTGGAACACGACGTACTCAAAGGATCTGCAGAGCTTGATCCAAGATTAGAAGAAGCCGTTGCAACTGTGTTCGAGGAAGACGAAGAGTCAGACGGATACGGCGAAGATGATTAATTGGTACAACGAAGTCAGCAGGAACCTAGCCAAGATACCAGACTGCGTGGCATACTTCGACAAGGAATTGATCGAGGCCAAGAAGCAGTGCAAGATATACGGTAACCTGGAAAGAGCCAGTGCGTCACTGCCAGGCATTGTGGAAGAGAGATTCAGCCAACTGCAACAGTTAGAAGCCATACTGGAATACCTGAACATTGAGTTGAGGAGACTGAGATCGAAGACCTTTAGGAAATACTTAGAAAATTACAACAGAGCACTATCAAGCAGAGACGCAGAGAAGTATGTTGACGGCGAGGATGATGTGGTAGACATGGACAAGATCATCAACGACTTCGCACTGATAAGAAACCAATGGCTGGGCATAACCAAAGGACTGGACCAGAAGCAATGGCAGATCACAAACATTGTCAAACTGAGGGTCGCGGGAATGGAAGATGCCGATATCAAATAACAGGATAATTCTCACAGACGTTGATGGCGTGCTTCTAGAATGGGAACACCATTTTTCTAAGTGGATGGCGCTGAGATCATATTTTGATAAAAACGGAACGAGATATTATCCCTATAAACAATTGCCAGACATGCTGGGCGAATATGACATGGCAATCAGGTATGGAGTCAGCAAAGACACAATCAGACAGGAGATAAGAGAATTCAATAGGAGTGCTTGGATGGGAACACAGAGACCTATGCTAGAATCACAGACCTGGGTAAAACTGTTGGCGGCAGAGGGGTGGACGTTCATACCTATCACATCACAGACATCAGACATACCAGGACAGCAATTACGTAAGCAGAGATTGGGAGAACTGTTTGGGGATCATATATTCACAAATTACCATATACTGGGCACGGGTGCTGACAAAGACAGTGCTTTAGCGGAGTTTCATGATACCGGACTGTATTGGGTCGAGGACAAGCCAAAGAACGCTGTACTGGGGCTCAAATACGGTTTAACGCCTATATTAATAGACCATCCATACAATCAAGACTTTGATCATCCTGACATTATCCGTGTAAGTAATTGGAAACAAATACACGAGGTAGTCAGTGAAAGAATCAAAAAATAAAAGCAATTTCTGTATAAGACCGTTCAATAGTGCATTGATCACTACCACAGGAAATTTGAGACTTTGTTGTAAGATAAAACCAAAATCAACCAAATTTAAAAATTTCAAAGAAAGTAATATTGAAAAAGATACCATGGAACAATGGTGGGTCAGTGACTACAATAACTACGTAAGACAAAGTTTTTTAGAAAACAAAAGGATAAAAGAATGTGCTACTTGCTGGAACCAAGAAAAACAAGGACTAGCGAGTCATCGTACAAAAGGAAATTATCACCACAAGGCCATATTTCAAAACAGGTATGAAAGAAACCTCAAACTTATAGGCAAAGATGCACTGCCATTCCCGGAAGATGTAGAAATACACATTACAAATTTATGCAATCTTAAATGCCAGATGTGTACGGGAAGGTACAGCTCTCGTCTTCTCGTTGAAAATAACGCCCTAGGGTACGAAAAGTTAAACCAGAAAGACTATGACCTAAATGACGAGAATTACGAAAAAATTAAAAATTTAGTAAAGCACGACATTAAATTACTAAATTTAATAGGCGGTGAACCATTGTTTAATAAAAAGATTATCAACCTACTTTCGACTCTTGTCACAAATAACAAAGCAAGTGAAATGTCCTTGCACATAACAACCAATGGCACAATATGTAACAACAAAATTTTAAACTTGCTGAAAAATTTTAAAAATGTTAGATTAATGCTGAGCATCGAAGGCACAGGAAAACATAATGAATACATAAGATATCCATCATCCTGGACTGAGATAAAAAGAAATATCAAAGAATTCAAAACCTTGCCCAATGTATACCTTTGTATCAACACAGTGGTTCAAAATCTAAATGTTCTGTATATTGACGAACTGCTCCAATACGCCCATCAAAATGATATTTTTATCACTCTATATTTGTTAGAAGACCCAGACTACTTAGAAACTTTCAACTTACCAAAAAAAATATTGCAAGAAGCGTATGATAAGTTGAAAAATATTCCCAATGAAAAACTTACACACACCAAAAACGTAGAAGAAATAATTTCATTACTGAAGGAACAACTGAACAACCATGTTGTTGATGGGGGGAAATATACACAATTTATCAAGATGATAAAAAGTCGAGATAATTATAGGAAAGTACACATCAAAAATTATATGCCTGAATTGGCAAAAGAAATTTATAAATGAAAATATATGTAGGACACGACAGCAGAGAAGACATAGCATACCAAGTGTGTGAGCATAGTATCAAGCGTAGAGACCCATCTGCAGAGGTAATTCCTTTGAAACAAAAACAGATGCGGGACCAAGGACTTTACACCAGACCAGTGGACAAGTTGGCATCAACTGAGTTCACGTTCACTAGGTTCTTCGTGCCTTATATGAACGACTTCAAAGGATGGGCGGTGTTCTGTGATTGTGATTTCCTATGGAAGATCCCAAGTCATGAACTTGTGAAATATTGTGATACAAGCAAGGCAGTAGTTGTGGTGCAACACGATTATGCACCAAAAGAAACAACCAAGATGGATGGACAGGTGCAGACATCTTATCCCAGAAAGAACTGGTCCAGCATGGTGTTATGGAACTGCGAACACCCCAAGAACAAAATACTTACACCGGAACTTTTAAACGAAGAATCACCAAAGTTCCTACACAGGTTCAGTTGGTTGGAGGACCATGAGATAGGCTCAATGCCAGCAGAGTATAACTGGTTAGTGGGTTGGTACAAAGAACCAAAGGACGGTACACCAAAAGTATTACACTACACAGAAGGTGGTCCATGGTTCGACGGTTATCGAGATTGTGAGTATGCAGATGACTGGAAGAAAGAGCTAATAAATCTTTTTAGTTCATAGAATTAAAAATAAATCTTATCTATCTGATCAACGTTAGACTTCTGTTCGATGACTTCGCTGTTGTTAAATCCTAATTCAAACATAAATTCGTCCATTTCGCTTTCTGACGGCATGTCAGGAAATTGTTTGTCCTTATGTGTATTGACTTCTTGGACAACATACTTGGCACGTGCGAATATTTCAGGAGCACCTTTCATAATCATAATTTCGGCACCCTGCACATCCTGTTTTATCAAATCAAACTGTGCCTCCTTGCCAACCAATTGATCCAAAGTCTGCATCTGTCTAATCTCGTGATCTTTGAAAATGCCAAACACTGTTGAGCCTTTTGTGTAAGTGATCTTCTTTTTACTTCCTTTGTTTATCTCACGTAGATACATTTTAACTTCTCTATTACTATCTCCAAGCACAGCGATGTGATAATTGTGGGCAATTTCTTTCAAATGTTTTTCATATTTTGGTCCTGCTTCTATGCAAGTGTATTCTGCATCAGGCCATATTGCTTTTACACTATTGGTCCAGAATCCTATGTTGGCACCTATGTCTAGGATTTTCATTGGCATGAAATTTTTTTCTGTCTTAAGTTTTTTTAGATAATCGTACATCATGTTTTGTAATAAATTATATCTGGCCAAGTTTTGATCAAGACTTTGAATCCCAAGGATTTCAAATGCTCCTTGATATCTCTCTTACTGCTACCGTATTTCTCGCTGTTGCCGTTCAACTCAATCATCAAGTATTCAATATTTTCTAGAGTTTTTTCTGCACCCTTGAGCACTTCCATCTCTAATCCTTCAACATCTATCTTTATGAAATCAACCCCTTGTAAATCTAAAGAATCTAACTTGTTAATCTTTGTTTCACCTTTTTCCAACAACACCTTAGTATTTTGTGTGGTGCTTTCCTTGGTCAATTTTATAAACCCGTCCTCATTACCTAACGCTTGATTATACAATCTCAGATGACCGTGTGTACTTAAATTTCTTGAGAGACATTCATAATGCAACTTGTTAGGCTCATAACAATGAATATTCTTTGCATACTGTTGCATTGCTATGGACCAAGTTCCACACCATGCTCCCACATCAACTATGAGATTGAATTTCTTATTCTGTATCTTACACCAATCGAGCAATTTATTGAGACAGGTGTCCTGCATGTGAGGATGTCCCTTTTCACGCCATTGTTCTATCTGGGTGTCTGCGGACGGTACCCATATCCCTCCACTCAATTTTTCAATCTTCACAGTATTCCTTTGTCCATTAATATCTCCACTGCTGTGCCGTTTTCAATTTCATCTGGTGTGAACTGCTGGTATGCTAGGCTGTACAACCAAGGTTCAGGTCCACCATAGTAGGGATTCTCTATGTCTGCTAGTTCCACGTTGCCCACGTCTACAGCAAAACTCTTGTCATCACAGAACACAGGTATGCCCTCACACATGGCCTCCACTGCCGCAATACTACAACTGGTAACAACACACCATGCCTCCTTGAGGTCCTCGGATAGGGGTACAGTTGCCTCACTTGGTCCTGATGTACCCCTTCCCCTAGGCTTGTGTCGAAGTCGGATAGGTCTGTCAGTGTATCTCTTGATCTGTTCAATGGTCTCGTTTGTCCAGTTGGGTCTACCTAAGTAATTGTGTATACCTGTACTACTAGGACATACTAAAACATACTTGCCAGCGAAGTTTGGTGCCTTGATCTTCATTCCAAACTTTTCAAATCTATCTGCTTTGCAATTTTTTATGTAAGGCACGTGTATGGCATTCTTGCACACACGCCAATAATGATTGTCAGGTTTTAGGTTGTTGTTATCAAATCTTCCAAAGTAAGGTGTGTCAGTGAACCAGTAGTTGTGATTACGTGCTTCCAACTTCTTGACCATCTCCCTGTTGTTGCCGACGAATCCCCAAAACATGCTGTTGCTTACAGGATCCGTTTCCACAGCATTATCTAACTTCGTAATCTGATCTGGCCACGACTTCTCAATACCGTTGAACACCTCCCATGCCTTGCTTTTCTTATTACTAAATGGTGCGTAGATTGTTAGCATCTATAAATTCCGTTAATTGTGTTGCCCATTGTTGGTGTCCTTCTGCCGATGGGTGTGGATCATTTGGACTCACTATCAAGTTATTGTCCATGACAAATTCTAAATGACTAACTGTTGGACTGAAGAATCTATCCATGTTTATCGCGTTCCTAATAACTTCAAAGTCTGCTGTGCCATTACCAAAATTGTTGGGTAAGGAATTGTACATCACATAAGGTATTTGCTTACGTTCAAAATAATTTTGTAGGTCAAAAACATTTTCTAAAAAATTCATTGCTAAATTATTTTCAATATCCCACCCTTTGTGGCTCCTGATAAAACTAACGTTGTCTAATGTCTTCCAGGTACGCCAGGTGAGATCTGTGCCTGGTACGCGACCTTTCTTCCAGCCGTCATCCGTTAAGTAGTCATTCCTGACTGCACTGGACCATCCTATCACAGCGAACACATCCTTGTCTTGATTTTGTTCAAGCCATACCTTTGATGAGAAACTCACTCTCGTGTTCCCCCGACCTCCCATCGCTATGTTGGCAAGTTCCATACCATACTTTTCAGCGATAATTTTACTGGTAAAAGTGTCCACACCGTCCTTGGGTCTGGGAGTCAGGAAACTGCAACCGTTTGAGAATAATATCATAGTAGTGTATTATAACATAATTATTAATTAAATGTTAGCCAAAAACATAAACTCGCTGAAATATTTCCTCGACCGTTGGGAGACGGTGGACCCGGAATACAATTACACTGTGCCCTACCATGATTCCATAGATCCGCACTTCACAAGTTTACCAACATTCGTGGCGGAGTTCCATAACTGCAAAGTGCATACCTGCCCACTGTTGTTAACCAGGGAAAATAAATTAATCACCGAACACGTATGGAAACTGACACACAAGAGCAGACACAAACCACACAAGAGCCACAAGCTCTGGACCGAGTGGGATGACAATGTGGATGTGATACTGCCACCTGTCACTGAATTTTTCCACGAGAAAGACACATACGTGTGGTTACCGGTGGACGACGACAGCAAAGGAAACCCATGGCACATCTGGATCGATGTCATATCCAAGTTCAGGCTGTTGGAGAAAAGATGGTCCACTAACTTCGCTAGATACTGTTTCGTATTGGCCAATCACAGTC